AATGCGCTTGGCCTGGGTAAATGTGGGGCCAATATAGGCCAGTTGAGGCTTACGCAGTTGGTTCTGGAGGGCACCAACAATTAGATCGTTTGTGAGGGCCACCGTTTTGCCGGCACGACGATGCGTGTTTAAGACCGCCCACCGATGCCTACGGTTATGGAAGGGTAGGAACTGGCTGCGGGGGACGTACTCAAGCATTATGGTCCCGCCTCAGGATTGGGGGTCACGTCCTGAACGTCATTGTGCGCGTAGGACAGGCGGTCAGGGGAAGCCCAGGCAATGGTCACTTTCAGTTCGGTCTTGGTGTTGACCTCCGCAGTGGCGGGGACCAATTTTGAGTATAGTGTGTAGAACTTGGTTGGGTTCTGGTCAGCCCATAGGGCCAGGCGGGGAACCCCACCAATCATATCAAAGGCTTGCTGGAATGCCTTGGCGGCTTTGGAGTCCTTCAGGACCGGGGGGAGACTGTCCCCGATCAATCCCCTCTCCAATAGCCGGGTCAGCTCAGGGGACATCTCCAGGTTTAGACCCTGGAGCAACATAGGGGGGCCATTCTCAATCTGGTCCAAGAGATGTGTGAGTGCGGGGTCGCGTTTTGGCTCTTCCATGCCGGCTATTATAGGGCCGATTTTGCTGGAAGTAAAGGATGCATGCTGCCATGAGACTCTAATTGGTGCACACCAGGAATCATGTTCTCACGCGGATCGCGGTCCACCCCCCATATCCCCCCTACCCCGCCCCGCCGATTAATTTTTCCTATGGGGAAAAGCGGGCCGATAGGCAAAAGCTATCGCGTAGGCAAAATAATACCCGAGTACTACTAGTACTCGGGTATTAGAAACGGGAGTACTACTCCCTAGGGAGTAGTAGTACTTTTATTTCCGGCGCGACTTCCGGCTAGTACCTTCGTTCGCGGGCGCTTCGCCCTCTAGTACTTCCGTTTCCGGCTCGACGGGCGCGACCTCGGAAACTACTACTTCCGTTTCCGGCGCGACTTCCTCGCGAGCCGTTTCTAAAACGATAGTATACGCGGGGTCGTCCTTATAAGCGCGAAACTCCTCCGACGTAATAGGAAAGAACTCGCGGCGCGACGTATCGCGAGCCTCGGCGGCCTCTTTAGTAAGATAGTAGTAAAGATGAAACTTTAGTACGCCGCCCGCGTTTTTAACGTCGCGGCCCGAGGTTACGGCCGAGCGAAAGACGCGAACGCCGTCTACCTCTACGCGGGCCTCGTTCGACTTATCGAGGGTCTTAATAGGGTCCTTATAGGCGAAGGGGGAAACGACGCGAACGACGGAACGGTTACCGTTAACGAAAACTTTTTTCATAATCTTACCTACTCTACTAGGGAAAACCCCCTAGGCGGGCCGGGGGAAAATCCCCCTAGGACTAGCGTCTATCCGCTCCGTCCTAGCCTCTATTATAGGGGTTTTTAGGTGATTCCGTCGCTTTCGCCATAGGAATTTTCTATAGGAGCCATAGCTGGAAGCTATCGCGAACAGGGAGAAAATCGGGTATAATAGAGGATTCACCGCGTCCTATCCATAGGGATTCACTATCAACGCAAGCCTCGCAATAGACACAGCCTATCATAGGCAACAGCTATCAGCCTGCGGCTGCGATAGCTGCGAGCTATGCGCTGGTTGCTGCGTGCTGCGTGTGCTGTTTTATGGCGCAGAGTCAGTTATGGGGCAGTGACAAACACACGCTGTGATGTCTGTTTAACCCAAAATTTCATGGAAAATCCTGTGTTTTGTGGGGGGGAAACATGCGTGATGCCAGACAGTCAGGAACCCTAGACCCTAGTAACCCTATGGTGCCAAAAGTCGATCTAAGGCGGGCGATCTTGCCCCCGGATATACGGGAACCACCATAGGGTTCCATAGGGTTATAGGGTTAACAACAAAAAAGCCTTATAAATCAAAGACTTACAATAGCCCTATACCGACCCTATACACACCCCGACCCTAGGGTTGCCACACACGAAGTACCATTATTATTCACCCTTTACCAACTCTAAACAGAGCCTTTCGGCGTATAATAGAGGCTTCCCCACCCCTAACGAGAGAGTAGAAAATGGCTGAACACATGGACGTAAACGGACTCGCTGCCGTGCTGGAGGCGGTGACCTCCATCCTAAATAGGCAGGAGAAGGCCCTGTCCCCCGAAACGGCCTATGCGGGACCGCAAGCTATCGGTCGCCTCGCTGACGCGATGGAGCAACTGGAGGCCGCGCTGGGCGACTACCGTAACACCCTGAACGAATGCGTACAATGACTAAAGCTACATACAAAGAGCTCATCGCCAAGGCTTCGGAGGTCATGGAGCAGTCCTATTACATGCGGAACGACCTTGAGGACCTGGGGACAGATCTGGCCCTTGACCCTAAGACCCGCGAAGCCCTGGTACTTACCCTGAACCAGTTGAACTTTGAAACAACTGCCCTCCTCCAAACCATTCTCCAAACCAACTAAGGCAACACAATGATTCCCGCACAATTCATCGCCGACAACTTCTCCATCGGAACAGAGAAGAACCCCGATACATGGCACGAGGTCCTGCTCGTGGACGACGATCTGCTACCCGCTGGCCGGATGTACGAGCGATACGTTTACTCCAAGGACAAGAAGGCCGTTGAGCTGCGCGTTTACGCCCGCCCCGACACCGATCCAAACGCTGAGCCCGTGTTCGAGGGCTGGTTCGATGGCGGTAACATCTGCCTCTCCAATGATAAGCAGTCCTGTATCGACTTCCTGGTCGATTGGGCCGGGAAGACGAACCGCAGCTGGTAAGCTACATCTTTGTAGAGCCTGGAAGGGCAGTATCCTTCCAGGCCTGGTAAGATCGGTTAGCATCCACGCTAGCCTTGAAAGCGTCATCGCTGCTAAACCCCGAACAGCTATCCAGTATAAATGCTGATTGACTGTTCTTCTTCCGGGGCAACTTCCTATCCCTGTCCAAGATAGTCCCCCTGAGCTTGGTCCCCTTATATGTCCCATCGTAGGCCATCGTGTTACCGCCCCCAATCTTGACTAGATCAACTAGATCAGATAACAGCTTAACCGCCTGCCCCTTAAGCGCGGGGGTGATGAGCCAGAGCCCGGTAGGACTCTCCTGGAAGTCCTCATACATCCCATCTAGCACTGTATTGTTCTTAGACCTCGATGCTCCAACCATGTTTAGCATCTGGGGCGTCTCCAGAACTCGGGCCATAGGGTCCCACCCCGACAGGTCTACCTTACTCAGGAACAGATGGATCGCCCTGAGCCCCGCTGTACTCTTGAGTCTCTTGGCCACCGAGTTAACCCAAGGTTGCCATGTTTCCTTCGCGTACACTGACGTCATCGTCGGCCCGCATACGAAGAATCGCCTATTCTCCGCATCTAGACGGATAGGCGCACTGCTATTACTAGTCAGGAATAGCCGCACAAAGTTATCGACCATGTATATATCGATGCCCTTGAGCTCTATGGGCGTCGTATCAGATGTAATTAGGTCCTTGAGCTTGCTCTCGTTACCATCAAAGCGACCATCGGCCTCGTCTATCTGTAGCAGTATCTTAGCTCCAAGCTGCTTATTGAACTGCGCTACGGTTCGGTCCATTTCCAGAGCTACGCTATGAGCAATGCCGATAACCCCTCTGTAAATCTCCCCGAGCAGCGATTTTCCAATGCCATTATGGACAGAGGCGACGAGCATTGCTATGCTAGTCTTCTCTCCTGGCCGCTGGATCATATGTCCGGCCCATTGGTAATGGTACTCATCGTATTCCTCGAAGATGCCCTTTACGAGTTTCTTGAAGTCGCCAACGACCGCATTGTAGAACGACCTGTCTTCCTCGGTCAAGATAGCCATCGGTTCGGTCCCGAAGCCAGTCCATTCGTTGAACGTCCGCCCTTCTGCGTCATAGCCGGGGGCCTCGTCTGGCCAAAAGACTTTCTTGTCCACCTCGGGTCGGTCTCTGGACTTCATGAACTCGTCCGCTACGCTGATACTCTTGAAGCCTCCCTTAATGGGAACTAGCCTAATCCTGTTAACCTCCAGCTCTTTGATGAACGAAGAGCATGTATAGTAGTAGCCATTAAGAACATTAATAATATGCGGCTTGGTTCCCGTATAGAACGCATACTTAGCCCGAAGCTGGACCATATCTTGGCAAGATTCGGCAAGAGTAGCGTCCGCAATGAGCGCGTCGATAGTCCCACCCGCTTCCAGGTAGTCATCGATGCCCATTTTACAGTCGGGGTCCTTTTCCCTGGCCTTACGGAAGGTTTCCGAGGCTGCTATATGGAGCATGTAGACTTGCCCACCAGCCATTCCCAGCTTGGTACCGAGCCGAATCGCAGCTTGGGCGACCTCTACTTTGAGAGTATTCGTCCTATCAGACTCCTTATCGGCATCGAAAACGATGTAATACTCACGCTTAAGATGCTCAAATTGGTCAAACGGGGCAGGGAAGGGATCTGATGTTTTACCGAAACACTGGACGCCCATGAGGCCGAGGCAGGGATTTCCTGTCTTACACACGGCGTATGCCTTGAACTCCCCCTCTGTAATTATAATTGGTATGTGCGTATCAGCTGCTATAATGGGCCAATTAAACCCATCTACTCGGGGCGCATACACGAATATGCTAGAGCCCTTGGGGGACAGATACTTAGCTGATTTAACTGGCTTACCATTAGCCCCTATGTCAGGATTGATAGGCGGCTGGTACCCTTCAGGCCGTTCAATGCGGTATCGGACGAATGGACTTCCCAGCTTAGGGTCTATCAGCGGAGCCCCGTCCAGATCGTGGTACGGCAGCTTTTCTAGGTGTTTAACTGGCCCACGAAAGAAGAACTTGAGGTCCCTCTCTGCGGCTTCGGGTCTGCTTATCTCCAGACCCATGAGAGCCCCCTCTGCGGCTGTAAGATGGCGCCGCTCTAACAACGCTGAAAGCGGATTTATGTTAGTTGGGAATGAGGGCATTACTTCCTCCAACTGCGCATAGGGAACATCTCGTTTTTCTTCTTCATTATTTTCAATCGAGCCGCATTGGGGTCGCCGTCGAAGATGGATGTAAGCAATAAAGTAAGCATCGCATCCTGCGTTAGTCCGCCAGGGGACGCAAGATACGCTTTGCCCATAAAGTCCTTTGCTTCCTTCAGGGCTTCCCCTGAATCAAACGTAAATCGTGCTTGGTCCATGACGTATCCTGTCTATCGAAGGGGGGAACCTCCTATTATAGGCGCTCCCGAGGCTCAGCGTTTGCCTCGTTTCTGTACAGTAGATAGGCAATTAGACAATAAGTGGCCCGCCTATAATAGAGGCTCCGGCTAGGCGGCTCCTAGAGGAAACATAGAAAGAGATGGATCATGAAGCGTAAGATTATCCAGGAAATGGTTGAGTCCTCTGATTACAAGATGAAGAAGCTGCGCGAAGGAAAGCGCTGGCTCTCATCGCCCCCGATGAAGAAGATTCTGGACTCCATCGATTACCTGGCCGAGAAGCATAATGCTTCCGTATCAACGTATTTCGACGGCAGCTGGAACTCGGTTTATCTGACTCTTAAGCAGCTGAACGGCCTGAAGGACGAAGGCCTGGCCACGCTGCTTAACTCGATGATTCACCACGAGCCCGATGATTCGGCTACCGAAGACGACGCAGTGAGCTACGCTCGCAACTACAAGTTCTCATTCTTCTCGAAAGACCCTGAGTTCTACGGTCGGCTGATGGTGACGATTACCGCTAACTTCAAGGAGGATAGCGAAACCTGTAAGCGCATTGTCGTCGGCTACAAGGAGCCCGAGAAAGAGTCCACCCCCATCTACGAACTTCGCTGCGAAGAAACCCCCGTCAATGAATAACCTCAGGAGACAGAAAATGAACCAGACCACCCTCGAAATCGTTGAATCCTCCGACAGCCCGAAAGGGCGTCGCCATGTCTCGACCGGCAAGAAGGTTTTTCTCACTATGGTCCAGGACCATACGCTGATTAACCTTCTCCTGACCGAGTACGCGGCCAGTGGAATGACTGACGCGGACTTCGCGGACTATGCGGCCGGGAAGATCGGCCTGCCCCTCGGCGTTATCAAGGATCATACGATCAAGATGCGCCGGGACCAGTTCAAGATCGTCAATAACAAGTCGAAGCCCACCGGCCCGGCTGATATCGCCTCCCTGGCGGCGACCGTCTTGGCCCAAGACATGCGTATCTCGCAGCTGACGGAGCGGATCGACATGCTCGAAGGCTGGATCAATGCGACGTTCCCCCTCCGCTCGGGCAAGAAGGCAATCTAATCGTGTTCTCTACCATCTTTACAATAGCAGGATGGTGGATGGGAGGGGTCGGCGGCGCAATCGTCGGCCTCCTCATCGGCATCGTAATCGACCTATTCGCTGGTACATCTGAAGAATGACTCTCGAACTGCTTTCCTCCGTCGCGTGCTGCTATCTATTCGTGATGATCGGCCTCGTACTGTTCGTTACGAATCCCAGAAGAGAATCTTCTGTGAACCAAACCTAATTTGCCTGAACAGGCGTATAATAGGAACCACGCCCTCACCCGGCGTTTCCCAACCTAACCGGAGTTTCCATGACTGATTCTGAACAAAGCGACATGCCTGTAATCCACGCGACCCTTCACCTGCCTGACTCCCCTCCGGAGGACAAGCCCACGGAGAAGCCGAAACGGCCTGGCCCCGCCCGCCTGATCGTGCGCCGGGTTGGCTCCGAGGAAGACCTGAAGGCCATCAAGTATCCCATGCCCCTGAAGGCGGCGCGGTACACGATGACGATCAACGGCGAGCAGTGCGAGGCTGCCCAAACCACGTTCGGCTCCATCCGCTACACCTACTTCATGTACGAGGGCGCCAGCTTCTACATCCCTGGTCATCACAACGCCGACACGCTGTATGAATTCCAGTTCCCGGAGGGCTACAAGTTCGCCCCTCTGAAGCTGGACCGTAAGGCGCAGTCAGAAGCGGCCGCAAAAGCGAAGGCGGCGAAGGCTTCTGCCGCTACGGAGGCCGGTGCAGGCCCTGCATCGGGCGATGCAGCCGTTTCCGTCGCGCCCGAGGGGGGTAGCTACTCCCCGGCTCCGGAAACGCTGCAGGAGGCCGTAGAAGAATCTCCTGTGGGCAAGAAGTCAAAGCGCGCCCAGCGTTGATTCGCGGTATAATCTAGGCTCCGGGATTTTCCGGGGCCTAGAGAGAGCATATCCTACATGTCTACATATATTGAAGCAATCCTCTCGGTGCGTAAGCGCCGCCTGTCCCTCCAACGCGAGGCCGACCTGCTAGAGCAGGAGGAGAAGGCCCTGACGGGCTCCCTGATCGATCAGATGCTCCATGCTAAGTCCGTCCTCTACAAGGAAGGCGAGAACGAAGCAAGAATGAACATGACCGAGGAGCCGATGGTCACTGTCGACGGCTGGCCCGCCGTACTCGACTACATTATCAAGAACAAGGCTCCCGATCTGCTCCAGAAGCGGCTCACTGCCTCTGCCGTTAAGGCTCGATGGGACGAGGGCGAGGTCATCGTCGGCATCGAGCGCGTTCGCAAGTACTCCCTGAAATTCAACGTCTAAGGACTATCATGGCCGACAAGAAAGCAGAACCTGGAACGGCCGTGTCCGTTCCTGCCCCTAAGTCCACTGCCGTGG